GGCGGTGGCCTTTGCCGCGGCGTTGCTGGCTGCGGTATCAGCGTTTGCTTTGGCCGTTTCTGCGGCCGTTTGGGCGGCTTTGGCAGCGCTTTCGGATGCTGCTGCGCCTTGGGCAGATTTTCCTGCCGCCTTCTCCGATGCCTTTGCTGCCGTGGCGCTGGATTTTGCCGCCGCTGCCTGTGTCGTCGCAGTGCTTGCGAATGTACTTGCACTGCTGGCGCTGGATGCAGCGGCCTTTTGTGCCGTTTCCGCACCGGCTTTTGCCGTCTCTGCTGCACTCTGTGCCGTTTTGGCGGCAGTGGCGGACTGGCCCGCGTTGGTTTCGGATTCTTTGGCGGCAGCGGCACTTTTGGCAGCGGCGTCGCGGGCGGCTTCGGCCTGGTTCTTGGCATCTACAGCGCCGTCCCGCAAGTCCTGCATCTGGGCAAGGGCCTGGGCATTCTCGCTGGGAGCGGCGGTGCTGTTGGCGCCGGGCACTTGCGCGTGATCCAGCACCACGTAGGGCAGATTGCAGCTGATGCGCTGTACACCGTCCTGCACGCCCCGGAACGTGATGGTTGCGTACTTGGATGCTCGCATGCAGGCTTCCGGCGGGACGGGTACAAGGCCGTCCGTGTCAGCCAATACCGTTACACCCTCATCGTTGGGAGTGTTGTGGAAAGTTGCATCAATCGCAAGGCCATCCCACTCCGGGCCGGGGCGCAGCAGCAGCTGTTCCGTGCCGTAACTGTCCCAGGTTCCCAGCACCAGCACGCCCATCAGGCCAACCACCTGCGCAGTGTGACGGGCAAGGGCAATGGTATGTGTTGTCATCTTGTGGCTTCATCCTCCTTTTTGTTTATCTCTCTCTCGCTGGCTTCCACCATCGAGATCACGTTCAGCAGCACCAGCCGCACCACAGCGGGGTGCAGGCAGCTGTTGTTGATGGCGTTGATGACGGACTTTTGGAGTTCTTCAATTTTTGCGGTTGTGGTCATGGGGGTGGAATCTCCTCCTTTGCGAAAAAATGGCATAAGAAAACCCTGTCCGTTTCCGAACAGGGTTTTTACTGGTTAGCAGGCTGCTTTCAGGCAGAGCAGCCGGAATACTTCACGCCCTTTGGGGGTGATCAGGGTCTGGGTGCCGCTCCATTTGGTTTTCTCGTTAAAGCATTCTTTGACCTCAAACAAGCCGGTGTTTTTGTCGGCATAGGGCATCAGCTTACCCTTTTTGTCGCGGTAGATGAATTTCTTTGCCAGCAAAAAGGCGATAAAGGCTTTTTCGCCAATGCCCAGCTGCTTGGCGGTTTCGCGGAAGCTGGTCAGCAGGTTCCGATCCACCAATTCATCGAAATATTCCGCTTTAGGCAGCATGATCTGTTTATCCACCATGAGCTGGCTGTTGGCGGCGGAAAGGGAGGCGTTTTTGTCCTGTTCAGCTTTCAGCTGCTGGCACAGCTGGATCATGGTATCGGGGTTCAGGATGGCGGCCTGCAGGGTTTCCGGTGTCATGTATGCGCCGTGCCTGCGGATGGTGGGGAGCACTTCGGCCGTGACCCATTTGCGGAACGGTTTGGCTTCTGGTTTATCACTACGCAGGATGATGTTGTACAATCCAGGCTCGTTGATGACGATCATACTTTGTTTACCACCAAGGGTGTCAATCTGACTTACACCCTTTTCATCATCGTCAAGCCTATCTGCAACCATACGGCTGTTGTTCACCCCCAGCACCCCGCACACATCCTTCAACACAAACCAGGGTTCGCCGTTGATCTCCACCGTGCGCACATCGTTGTTCTCATACTTAAAAATCTGCAATTCGTTCATGCTACCACCTCCGCAAGTGCTTTGTTCGTGCGTTCCTGTACTTCCAGCTGGACCTGATATTTCCGCGCGGCCTCCCATACAGCGGCAAGCCCGCATTTGATTGCAATGTTAGGGCTGTTGCAGGGCACCAGGCGCTGGTATTCTTTCAGAAATGCTTTTTCGGCCATCAGGCACTCCAAAACAGAAGGGCCAAAATCGTTTGCTTTTTTCATTTTACTTGCCCTCCACAAAAAGCTGCTGCTCGAATTGGCGGTAAACATTGGCCAGGTAGAGCGCAGCACCATGCAGGGCGTCTTCATAGCACTCTGCGGCACAGGATCCCTCTGCCATAGCAGTTTGGATGGCATCTACAATATTAGTAGCGCATTTCAGTTCATACAGCGGCGATTCCAGATCGCAGACGTTCAGATTTTTGTTCAGGTATTGATGGCTCATGATAAATTTACCTCTCATTCACTTGTAAGAGGTGCAGCCAAATGGTATAATATATTTACCAGATGGCTTACCTCTGGGGTTTGAATCCCTTGTACTGCGCGTCCGCCAAGAAGCTACAGTACGGGGGATTTTTACTTTTGCTCCAAAAACTGATTGATTGCCTGTCGAATTGCTTGTGCAACGGTGAGAGAGTCTCTTTCACACCGTTGCTGCAATCGAGCGAATGTTTCAGAATCAAGTCTAATGCTGAAACGAATATCTTTTGGATTGTCAGCCTTTGGACGCCCTATATGAGGGCTCATAAGTTCACCTCACTTTCTGTCACGCATTTAATATAATATTTGCGTGACAAAAAGTCAAGCATTATTTTCAAAAAAATATGTGAGAGTAAAACACAAGTACGGAAATGAGAATAAAAATACCACGGTGCAAAATTTGCATCGTGGTTGATATTCAGCCATAATAATGGCAGTTTTACACACAGTGGGCAGCGGGTTTATGCATAATATTTACCTCAAATCATTTGTAAAACCGCTAAGACTGTGGTATAATAGATTTACCAAATCATAACGGTTTGGGGTTAAAAGAGTAGTCTGAACTTTTCGTAGGGGACAGGCTACTCTTATTTTTCTGTCAGCTTTTTGTGGAGTTCATCAACCATATATTCAAGCAAGTCAGTCTTTGTTTTTCCTGTGATGTCAGCACACTCTTGAAATTTTCGGACAGTGCTTTCGGTTGCTCTTAAAGCAATCTGCTTGTTTTTTGGTTCAGCTCCCACAATAGGCCGACCGGTTTTAGGCGACATGTCATCACCTCCAATATTGCCTAGGCATAATATAACATACGCCTAGGCAAAAGTCAACGGTACATTTCAAAAAACTTGTAAGAGGTGCGGCCAAATGGTATAATAAATTTACCAGATGGGCTTACCTCTGGGGTTTATAAGGCATTCGCTTCGCTGTGGTAGGTGGGAGCGGATGCCTTATTTGCTTTCAACCTCAGCCTTAATCTTTTGGATTCCCAGCCGGATAATATCACTGCGCGTTTTATTGAGCTTTTCGCAGCAATATTTCAAATCACGCATCGTTTGTTCGTCAGCGCGGATTTTCAGCTGGATGTCCTTTGGGTTTTCAGACTTTGGTCTGCCTGTACGGGGCGACATATCATCACCTTACTTTCTGTGTACACGCTTATTGTATAGTTGTGTACACGAAAAGTCAAGTACTATTTTCAAAAAAAGATGAAAAAGGAGAGAAAAACAATGCCGTTAAGATTCAAAGTCAATATTCTGGAAGCGCTGAAGCAGGCCGGATACAATACAACGCGAATCCGGCAAGAAGCTCTTTTAAGCCAGTCTACATTGCAAAAACTCCGAACGGATGGGCAGTTGTCGTGGTCAAACATCGAAACAATCTGTCGGCTGCTCAACTGTCAACCGGGCGATATTCTTGAATACATTCCCGACACCCCGCAGGATTAACCCCTGCGGGGATTTTTTATGCCTTATCTGCGGCAGCAGCCCCTTGCGCACCCTGCTGCACCTTGTCCAGCGTATCCATGGCGGCGCGCAGGACAGAGAGGTACTGCGGCAGATCGTAACGGCAAAAATATTCGGCAGCCCCGGCGGTTTGCAGGGTCGTTTCATCGGCCGCTTCGGCCAGGCCGGATAGAGCAAGAGACAAAAGGTTGCGGGCATCCTGCAGGGAGCCGTCCTTTAGCTCGGTGTCGCTTGAAAAAGTGAGGTAGGATTGATGCATGTATACACCTCCGTTGGGTTTAGTTAGGAGTTAGGAGTTGGAAGGTGTGCGCGTGCGCGCACGGGTTGAAAATAGGGCCGCAATCCCGTAGGAGCGCACATTGTGCGCCCGTCGCCTTGTGGCAAATCCTGTTGTGGCATCTACCGCAAAGCCCCGGAACGGTCAAGACCGTTCCCTACAGAGCCGGACCTTAGGCCCGTTTTAACTCCCAACTCCTAACTCTCAATCAGCATTCAATAATGTTAAACTTCAAATTCTTCCACTGTTTCGTCTTGGCGTTATGCCAAGCGATGCCGTATTTGCTGCAGTAGCAGGTGGTGGTTTCGGTCTCGGTGGAAGAGCCGGCTTTGGGATGGGTGAACTGAAACGTTGCCTTGCCTGCAAACAGCCCGATGGTGTACTTGTATTCGTCATCCGTCAGGCAGCTGTAGGCGATGGGCCAGGTGGCAACCTTTTCCCGCACCACTTCGCGGTGCATGTACCCGGCTTCGTCGCGCCCGGAATCGCTGGAATCCAGGTCGGAATAGCTCGGTTCAATGTCGCAGTCCGGTGCGTACAGGGATTTGCCATCGATCTGGAACAGATTGGTTAAGGTCACGTTACACACCTCCTGTGGCAATCAGCTGTTTGCGCTGCCAGCGCTGCACGGCGCGGCCTACGTCCTCGTCGGTCAGCTCAATGCCGTACACGGCGGAGAGGATCTCCCGCAGCACGGAAACCACGGCTTCAAAGCCCGCCATCTGGCCTGCCTGCAAATCTTCCATGACCTCGGCCACAGCCTGCTTGATGGTGTCCAGCGGAGCTTCCACGTTGGTGCCGCGGTTCTGGTCGCCCAGCACGGCGAGGAACTCCCGGTTCGCCGGGATGACCGCGCCTTGTGCCAGGTAGGGAATTTGCGGGGCGGTCAGGGTGCTGATATGAAACCCGACATGCCCGCCGCCGAATATGTCCGGCAGGTCGAACGAAAGGCCGTTCAGCGCGTTGATGACCGCATTGATGCCGGTGACAACGGCGGAAATCATCCGATTGATGAAGCCGATGATGCCATTGACGGCGGTTTTGATGGCGTTCGTCATCTTATCCCAGACGGTGTTGACTGTGTTGCCGATGGCCTGCCAGGCAGCATCCCAGTTGCCGCGGAACACGGCGCTTAAAAAGTCCGTCAGCCCGCGCAGCACAACAACGGCCAGATCGATGGCATCCGCAATAGCCCCAACGGCCACGCCAACAACGTCCGCAATGGCGTTGAATACCTCAGCAAACGCGGGGCCGAACGTGGCGATGATCCACTTGGCCACCGGGGCCAGCAGGTTGTTCCACAGGTCCAGCAGGCAGTTGGCAACGCTTGCTACCAGCAAAAGAATGTCATCCCACAGGGGTTTGAGGTGGGAGGACCACAACTGCTGCAGAACGCTGATCAGGTTCTGCAGGATTGGCTTGACAATGGTTTCCCACAGGAGGGTGGCCAGATCCTCCAGATTCTGGAACGCAAGGATCACACCGTCCATAAGGGGCTGCCCGTAAGTATCCCAGGCGGTTTTGATGCCGCTCATCAGGTCTTGCCAGATCTGCAAAAGCAGGTCAAGCGCAGGGATCAGCACACCATTGATGGCGTCCGTGCCAATTCCGCATGCCCAGGTGAACAGGTCGGCCAGGACATAAATGGCAGTGGAAGCAACACCGCCCACAATGGGGGCAAACGCTTCCGAAAACGCATTGAACACACCAGGGGCAAACGTGCCGCTCAGATAGGTGAGCAGTGGGGAAAGCCCCTCGTTCCAAAAAGCAAGCGCTGCCTGTTGAACCTCCGGCCAGACGGCGCTGGCCGCGTTCCGTATCTGTTCCCATGCGGCGCTCCATGCGGCAACGCTGGGGGCCAGCAGCGTCTGGAAGGTGCTCAAAAAGTTCTTCAGCTTGTCCGTGATCCCGCCCAGAGGGCTGGCAATATGATCAAAATTATAGTTTGCTCCGCCGCTGCTCCCTGTCTTGGCATCCAGCCGCTCGATCTCATCAAACCCGGCCAGGCTGCGCTTGGCCTTGTCGGCCTGCTTGGAGGTGGATCCGGCGGCGCTGCCAACGGCATTGATCCCCTTGGCGGTCTGCTTCATGCTGGAGATGCTTTTCCCGGTCAGGAGAAAAAGCAGACGAAGAAAGCCGTTGATCAGAGAGGTGAGAAGGTTCAGCAACCCGATAATCGCAGGGGAAAGCGCGGAAGCCAGCCCTGCGGCAGCAGTGGCTGCGGCACCCTTTAACTTGCCAAGCGCGGTGCTTACCCCGTTTGTTTTGGCAATCGTGGTTCCCATCACGTTTACCACGGAGCGCAGGGCGGAGGAGATCAGGTTAAATACCAGTGCCCCCGACACAATACCTGCAAGTCTACGGCCAAGCTGCCCCACAGCCTTGGAGGTCCGCGCAACGGCAGCCGCGGCAATCTGGGCTTTCCCCGCCATCGTTGTGGATTTGCCTGCGGTGGCTGTGGATTTACCCGACGCAGCCATAGCCATGGCCGCCTGCTCCCGCACGGCACGCTGCTCGGCGGCCTGGGCGGCCTTATTCTGTGCGGCAACGGCCTTTTGCGTCTCCGCCACAATGAGCTCCGCGTGCTGCGTGGCGGTTTCGTTCATGGTTCCGTAGGCTTTGTTCTGGCGTGCCTCAATTTTGGCATACGCTTTTTCGATACCCGCGGCCTGCTTGTTGAAGTACGCCTGCATGGAATCTTCGCCGTTCAGGTACTGTGCCAGGCTGCTTTGACGGGTTACCGCCTGCTCTTCGGTCGCCAGCTGTGCGGCAAGTGCCGCGTGCTGCTTTTGCAGGTCGGAAAGAACGCTTTCCTGCTCGGTATACTTCGCCGTCAGGCCGGGAATGGACTGCTGCAGCTTGTCCAGCGCACCCTGAAGCTCCGACGCTTTGGCCGCGTCGCTGGCAAAATGCTGGCCCACAAACTCCTGTGCTTTCAGGTTTGCAGCTTCCGGGGTGAGGGATGAATCTCGCTGTTTCTCAATCTCGGCGCGGCGTTTTACAAAGCTGTCCAGCTGTTCGTTCACGCTTTCCAGCTCTGCTGCCGTGGATTCCGCCTTGCTCTGGGCATCGGAAAGCTCTTTCCCAAGCGCCAGATGCTTGCTGTTTGCGGTATTGATCTGCCTGTCCAGCGCAGCAACCTGCTGGGCGGTGCTCTTGGCCTTGGCCTGCAGCTCTTTCAGCTCGGCATAGGCGCCTTTATTGTTGATTCTGGTATCCAGAATGATCGACCCATCAGCCAAACATTACACCCCCAGACTTTTGAAAAATTCTTCTTCCGCGCTGGTCAGCTTGTGTTTGGGCAGGGTGACCAGATCGGGATTGCTGCGCACAAATTCCTGCTCGGCTTTGTCCAGCTTTTTGCCGTGCAGGCGCTTATTGCGGATGGAGATGACCTGCGCAAACTGGCCGTCCCCGATGCAGCCAAATGCCCCGATGAACTCCCACCAGTGCAGGTAGGCGCAGCGGCGGCAGCTGTAGCCCAGAACTTTGTCCACTGCCGGTGCCATGATGGCGGCGTCGGTGTCCCAGTCCACAAGGGCGGGCTTTGGCACGGCGGCTTCCACCGGCTTGCCGCAGTTGATAAACACCATGGCCGCCTGGGCTGCTGCACTCAGGTCCGGCAGGCGCTTCCAATCCGGGTACAGGATCTCCAGGCAGGCAAGGGTCTGTTCCTGCGGGCTCAGCTCCGGGTCACGCAGGGCGGAGATGGCATCCAGCACGGCGCGGTAGTCGCTGCGGATGGCAAACTCCTGCCCGCATACCGTTACGCTGGTGGGCAGCTTCCAGCCGCTCACTGCTG